CGATCTCAACCTCAACCTGGGCGACGAGCTGCTCGCCGATGAAGTCCATCCAGCGGGCATAAACGGCTGTTCCCATAGACTGGTTGATCTCGGGGAGGGTGACCTGGAGGTAGGTGCGGTAGGCAAGATCTCCGTTGCGGGAGATCGTGCACGTCACGCGGCGTCCGAAGTCAGCCTGTCCGGAGAAGGTCTGCTCGATGGACTCCATCGCGAAGTTGGTGTGGCGCCTGTAAGAGACCTTCCAGAAGGTGATCTCCGGGGTGCCGGTCAGGAAGACGTCCTGCGCGCCGTAAGCTACAAGTTGCATAAGTGCTCCGCCCATGTTTTTATTATAGTATACGTAAAGATAATAATTTGGGAAACTAACTATTTAATTGGGAATTTCCTAAAGTTTTCGCATCCAACTTCATATTTTTGTCAATGAACTTCTCTAAATAATCCGACATGAAAACTTCGCGCTTCCCTTCATGTTTCTTTGTAAAAATATAGTTGTCGTCGTTTTTTTTAACCGACCACCCCGTTTCTATTGCATTCATTATAAAATTCATTTTCTGGAAGGTTATCATGTCTATACTGATCGCCGATTTCTCCATAAATTATACATACCCCGGTTACTATAATAACCCAGTTTTACCTAAAAATGTTTATGCAGTTCAAATATATAGAAAAGACCCGATGTATCTAAATAGTATAATGAAAAAGGCAGATCCGGTGCAACACACAATAGACAAGAAACACGGTCAGATGTTAGAAGAGTTTCACGCCAACGAAACCGTTCATATTCCCGATCTACTCGTTCAGAAGAAATCCCTAAAATCACAGATGCGTTCTCTAAACTCCGATCAGGTGGAACAATATATGGAACTCAAAGACCAAATCGCCAAAATAACAACTACTATCAAGGAATTGAAACTCAATAAAAAGCAGTATTTACTCGATAATTCAAAACACATTTTCAATTATTTTGAAGAAAAAAAACAGATATCCAGCGGCGGCGCTAAAAACGTAAATGTCCTAAATAATTTCTTCAAGGTGAAACAACCCACAGATGAGGTCACAGACAATGCGACGACCACAAAGCAATCAATCGTGAATTATTGGAAAAATGTGAATAATGAGATCATAAACCCTCAGGACTTTGTTGCGCCTACGGATATTTGTGGATATTGCTATAAGGGCGAGATGATTCCACAGGATGAGGAGGGGGTCATGATATGTAACAACCGCGAATGTGGTAAGTTCATAAGCTATATGATAGATAGTTCAAAACCCTCCAATAAAGAAGCACCGAACGAAGTATCCTACACTGCGTATATCAGGTTAAATCATTTCAAGGAAATCCTCTCGCAATTCCAGGCGAAAGAGACCACACAAATACCCGAAGAAGTCATTCTGAATATTCGCACCCGAATTAAAAAAGAGCGTATTCACAACCTCGCAGAGGAGATCAATTATGATAAAATGCGCGAAATCTTACGAAAGCTAGGTTACAATAAATACTTCGAACACATCCAATATATCAATTCTATTTTTGGAATACGACCGCCGATCATGAACGAGCATCTACACGAGACCCTGTGTGTTCTGTTTATAGAAATACAGAAACCATGGGCCGTCCATTGTCCGGCGAATCGTACCAATTTTTTCAATTATACATATACATTATACCAACTATGTGTACTCTTGGATCAGACACAATACTTACCATACATTCCGCTAATGAAGGATCGCGAGAAACAGCTAGAGCAAGACCAGATATGGTGCAAAGTATGCAAGGACCTAGATTGGGAGTATTATCCGACCGTTTAATTACCACACGAAGTCTTTGATTGCTTCAGCAAACCCGGTAGCACTGAGCGTGTTATTATCTATGGTACATCTCTTCAATTCATCTAGATTTTCATAGATCGTAAAAATCCCATCAATCGCCTCATATTCATCGTCCGACTCGCTCTCAGAATCGGTATCGTCGTTTTTGCTATTCGGTCTGACATGCGTCGTCTTACGACGATATACATGCATGTTTCGTATATAATTCGGTAGCAATTGCGGATTGTTGATTACGAAATACGGAACAGTTGGGTCTGACCGTCTAGCGGTTGACTTCAGTCTTGTGATGAATGCATACATATCTAACTCGGTGTCAAATTGAATGCAAGGTTTGTTATTATCTTGGTTGATACCCGGCATGTTGTAGATGAAAATTTGTTTGTAATGGATTTTTACTGCACTCATTATGCTTTGAGGGTTTGGTGTCGTTTTTACAGTTAATATTTTATGAAATCAATTTTTCAATAGAATGAAAAATTAATTATATTTACACCATTCAAGATTTACATACCAACACGAGGGAATCCTACGAGATTCGCACCGATACCGAATCCAGCACCACCACGGGCAGAGGACGCCATGGAAGGAACGAAGACATCAAGAACGGAGAAGGTGGCAGCCGCAGTGAGCGCAATGATGACAACCTCCTCAACGTTGAGCTGCTTCTTGGGGATGGCGAAAGCAGCGATCGCAACCATGATACCCTCAACGATGTACTTAATCGCACGCTTGAGAAGTTCGCTAAAATCGATGCCGGACATGTTTTTATATATTATAGTACAATAAAAAAATCCTGTAATATATATACAATTTAAAACACTTAAATAAATCTGTGCTTACTTAGTATAAACTAAATGTCTGGATTTGAGAGAAAGAATTCTGAGAATGGGGGCGCGAACCCTAAATATATTGATCTGTGCGACGAGGATCCCCCGATTGCCGGACAGAAGTTCGCATGCTTGTCGTTCGTGTCTCCGGAGAAGATCCTAAAGAAGCGCGAGAATTACATTTTCGAGCAGTTCTTGAAGCAATGGGAATTTTCTAAATGCATGGAAAAGTCCATGGACTTTCTCAACTTCATGGCATACAAATATCACCTAAAGATTGATGACGTAATGGCCGACTTTACCGAGTTCGTTAAGGAGGAGGATGTCAAGATGAAGGCGTCGGGAGTTGATGATGATTTCAAGACGTATATGGAGAAGAACGAGGATAAGCTGAACGAGCAGTTCCAGCGCGCACATGCGTTCCAGACTTCGGTGCGCGGCATGAAGCTTCGTGGCGTGTTCCCTACTCAGGAGGAGGCGGAGATGAAGTGCAAGAAGTTGCGCGAGGTGGATCCCAACCACGACATCTTCGTGGGACCGGTTGGCATGTGGATCCCTTGGGACCCTGATGCGTACAAGACAGGGCGCATTGAGTTTATGGAGGAGGAGCTCAACCAGTTGCATCACGAGAAGTTGAAGAATGAGACGAAGGCGAAGGAGGAGTTTGAGCGCCGTGTCAAGGAGACGAAGCAGAAGGCGATCAAGGAGAACATTGAGCTGGCGAAGAAGAGCGGAAATGTCCTGACCCAGACGCTGAACGAGGACGGACAGCTGATCGGAGTTAAGGAGACGGTTGACTTTGAGAGTCGCGAGGTTGCTGATAGCGCCAGTGTGAATTTGAGGAATGAGTTGCTGCGCGATAGTGTTATCGCTGGAGAGAAGTAAAAAATTATATTTGTATTCAAAACTAAATATAATTTTTAACGGCGTTTCTTAGATTGCCTGCCACCCTTTGTCTTTTTCCAGGTGCGCTGGCTCTTGCCACCGCGCCTCTGCTTCTTTTTTCCGCCCATTGTTACAGCGGCAGGCTGTTCGGCGGGCGCTGTCATGGCGGCGGGCGCTGCAAGCTCCTCCACTCTAGTCTCAAGGCTTGTCACCCTAGCCTGAAGTTCGTCAACCTTAACCATAACATCAGCAGATGGCACACCAGCTCCAATTTCGGCAGATGGCACACCAGCTCCAATTTCGGCAGATGGCACAACATCTTCTGGCGCGAAAAACTCCTCTACACTTGATGTAGCATCACTTGATTCTGGAGTACTCATATTATATATTATACGTATAATATAATTTTACTATCGGCGTTTTTTTTGACTCTTCGCGCGCTTCTTGTTTTTACCTCCATTTTGTTTATTGCTAAACTTTTTCTTCTTTTTTGATTTTCCACCTATTTTAGTCGGAGCACCAGTGGCTGTAGACGAAGTTCCATTAGTCGAAGCGTCAGTAGACGAAGTTCCGTTAGCCGAAGTTCCGTTGGACGAAGTTCCGTTAGCCGTAGCCCCGGTATCCGTAGTACCTTTATCCGGCTCTGCTTTACTCAATTCTGCTTCAGCAGCAGATATAATTTTGTCAATATCTGTTTGTTTACCCGCACACTCTTTTGTGATTGCATCTTTTTTCGCTATAGCGGCAGCAACCGCATCTTTTTTCGCTTTGGCAGCATCCTCGGGGGGTTTAGGAGTAGTGTTTAATAAATTAAAAAAAAAACTCATTTGATATACATTATCCAAAGACATTTTGCTAAACTGTCATTGGATACAATTATCCTATAGTTAGCAATTACCAGTTTGCTTTCTTCACATTAAGATTCGCTCCTTTCTTAGCATTCTTATTCTTAGACGGATCATACGCCTCGTCTTCGTCATCGGAACCCATGCTCTTAGATATTTCCCAAAACTCTTTGGATCCCAACTTGAAATTTGGGTGGTTTTCGGCCTTATACCAGAATATTTGGTCGGTCAATTTGTTAGACTTTGCGTTGTTATTGATTACCAAGCACTCATAATTTTCCGTCGTGTTATCCATGACAGCACAAAACGATTCCAGTGTCGGGAACATACTGGCATAGTTCTCCCAAATACGCTTCCTGTTTGTTAAATATGGTTCTCTCAATATAAAAACATAATCAATATTTGTTCGCAAGTTAGGCGGTATACCGAGCGGGTATTGCATAGTTATTACCAACATGACCTTCCAATGACGTCCGTTCATAAATAGGAGACGCATCATCTTATCGCGAGTCCAAGCCTGATCGTACAAGCAGTCGTCCATAATCACGAATGCGCGAGGATCAATTGTGGTCCTTTTATACGTCTCAATCTCCTTTTTCATTTGTTTCATTACGGTCTTTTGTCTCCGTAAAATGTTCTCAATTAGCACCGTGTTGTATTCATCATGTATGAATAATTTAGGCACATGGTCTTTAAAGAACCCGTTACCAGCTTCTGTACCAGATATAACGGTGCCGATTGGTATATCCTGATGATAATACAGTAAGTCACGCACTAAATACGATTTACCAGTATCACGACGACCGATAAGAACAATGACTGGACCTTTATTCTCATCCGGCTTGAACGTGATATCCCGCATATTGAATTTCTTCAATTCCAATGTCATTTATAGATTTAGGATACAAAATATAAATTAGAAACAAACGTTCATATTCACCAAATAATATGTGGAATACAGTTATAAAATGTTGGAACCTACACAGCAATTTAATTCTCTAAACCTGGAATATTTAGAATCTCAGTATACACCTACGTCTGATGATCTAAAACATGGATACAACCCATTTCAATTAAACTCCTTCCAATATTATCAACCAGTATTAAAGCTGTTATTTGATATTAACCAACAAAATTACAATTCCATACAATTCAATCACCGTTATCACATAAATGATCTCGCGACGGTAATTGATACTGCTAATAATGAGTTGTTGGAAAAACCGATTTTTATAAAGCACTCTCCGTTGCTAGATCCGATCCGTTATATGATCGGAAGATACGAGACGGAAAGTGCTGATATTCGCACATTGCCTACACTTGATGGCGCCAAGTTTGAGAAATTGGCAGATACAAACAACGCATCTTATGTAGACGGATTTTTCTGCCTTTTATCCAGTAAGTTGATGGAGGTCCACGATTTCAAGCACTCTATAGATTACTATGGGTCGTTCTCTGCCGTACAGAAAAAGTTCAAGATGAATATTGCAGATGATTATGAGTATTTAAATTCTTCAAATTTTTTCTTGGATAACGTGAATAAGCTGTTCCGCATTAATAAAGGTCGTGTGTCATCTATATCCAATCATAATTCTAGGGGAAATCGTAATAAGCTTGTAATTTCGGAAGAAGATGATATTATTACCGACGTAGCGGAGATAGATTTGGCTGCACCTGAGTTGGAATTGTCGGCATTGGAAGAGGTATACGTCCAAGTGAAAGAAAAGGACGAGAGCGAAAGCGATGATGAGGATGAAGATACCAGCGATGATGAGGAAGACGAAGACGATGATGAAGACGAAGACGATGATGAGGAAGAGGAGGAGGAAGGCGATGATGAGGAGGAGGAGGAAGAAGAAGACGATGAGGAAGAATGGGAGGATGAGGATAAAGAAGAACCCGCCATATTCGCATATGTTGATAATTTCCCAGTACAAATGATTTGCCTTGAAAAATGCGACGGAACACTTGATGAGTTGTTCGTCAATGATGAAATCGGAGAGGATACTGGAGCCAGTGCATTGTTTCAAGTAATCATGACAATGTTAGCATACCAGACTGCATATAAGTTCACCCATAATGATCTTCATACCAATAATATCATGTACGTATCAACGAATGAAGAATTCTTATATTACAAATATAACGGCATTTGCTATAAGGTTCCTACATATGGACGTATATTCAAGATCATTGATTTCGGTCGCAGCATTTATACGTACAAAGGGAAGACATTCTGCAGTGATAGTTTCGCGCCTGGTGGCGATGCGGCTACTCAATACAACTTTGATCCATATTACAATAGCAAACACCCTGTCATTGAGCCGAATTATAGTTTTGATCTCTGCCGCCTCGGATGTTCCATCCACGATTTCATAATTGAAGATAAACCGCGCGATGAACTCCAAAAGACAATCCACCGATGGTGTTTGGATGATAAGAAAGCGAGTGTCCTGTATAAGAAAAACGGTGATGAGCGATATCCTGATTTCAAGTTGTATAAAATGATCGCGAAGACGGTCCACGCGCATACTCCACAGAATCAATTGGCGTTCCCATTTTTTAGTCAGTTCAAGACACAGCAAGTACCAAGTGGAGTGGCTTGTATGGATATTGGAAATATTCCATCCTATGCATAAAACAAACGTATTTATTATAGTAAATAAATATGTTATCATTAGAATCCAGGAACGTCCGTGAAGATCTGGGTCGGCGCAGACGCAGTAAAATCGGTAGCGCCTAACATCTCGGCAACTGGACCACTCGCCTGGAAGAAAATCATAATAGGTACAAAGGCGCAGATCATAACCAATAGCGTGTCGCGTATGAGGAACTTCATCGGCTTGTTCTCCTTTTCAACGAACTTCATCTCAACTAACTTTGCGAAGAAGAACAATACAGCGATTGTGATAGTGATAATGATCGGTTTTTCCATTGGTATATT